AAGTCTGCAAGCCTCAACAACACGATGAAGGCACTTGAGGTTCTGATGCCGCTGTCACAGTCTATGCCTGTGGGTGACCATCTAAATCCAGACGGTCTGGTACGCCATGTGACCGATGCACTGGGCGTTCCTAAGACTGTTCTTAATTCTGATGCTGAGATACAGCAACAGCGTGAGCAGAGAGCCATGCAGCAACAGCAGATGGCAGAGCGTCAGGAACAGCAAGAAGATGTATACACAGCCGCACAAGCCGCACAGGCTGTTAGGATGGTACAGAAGTAATGCAAGAAGTAGCTAAACTCAAACTGATGTATAATGATTTGTTTACATCAGAAGCTGGCAAAAAGGTATTGGGAGATCTAGAGGCACGTTGTAACTGGCGCACCTCTAGTTATGTAGCAGGCGATGCCAACGCTACAGCCTTTGAAGAAGGCAAACGAGCCGTGCTATTGCACATATACAACATGATGAAAGAGGATCAATAATGTCAGAAGTAGCTGAACAGGTAGTCCAGCCTGAAGCAACTGAAGCACCAGTTTCTATGGAAACACCTGCTGAAGTAGCACAGGGCGGATCTGGTAACGACTTCTATTCGCTGTTACCAGAAGATATTCGGGAACATCCGAGTCTAACGCCAATCAAAGACGTAGAGAACCTAGCTAGGTCATACGTCAATGCACAACGTCTTATCGGTGCTGATAAAGTACCGTTACCAGTCAATCCGACAGATGAAGACCTAGATAATATCTATTCACGTTTGGGCAGGCCAGAGACACCAGATGCATATAACATTGCGGCAGATGGTAACGTCATTACAGAAGAACGGGCATCAGAGTATGCTGATGTAGCCCATAAACTGCGTTTAACGCCCGAACAGGCGCAAGGCGTACTTGAATACTACCGCTCTGCCGTTAGCAACGATATGGAAGCTGCTGGCGTTCAAAACCAGCAATCCATAGAAGCGGCAACAAATCAATTGCGGCAAGAATGGGGCGAGGCGTTTGACACTCGCATTGAGGCCGCACAGCGTGTAGTTGACCAATTTGAAGCTGGTAACATTATGGAACTAAAGTTGCAGGACGGTTCAAGCCTTGGCAACCACCCAGATGTTATCAGAGCATTTTCTAAGATTGCAGAGTTTAGGCAGAGTGCTACCAGTGAAGATACAATCACCGATAGCGCATCAGCACTAGGCATGTCGCCACAACAGGCACAGGCAGAGATTGATGCAATCATGAATGACAAATCACACGCCTACTGGGATAGACGAAATCCTGTGGGCAGACAGCAAGCTGTAGAGCGTATGCAGACCCTCATGGGGATGTTGCATGGTTGATACAGAACTGTCTGATGTGGACATCCGTTTGGAGTGTTTGCGTATTGCTGTTGAGTTTGGAACACAACGGGATATGCAAAACCCAGAAAATCTGGTAGAAAGGTATTATCAGGTGGTAACTCAGGGTAGCGGTGAAGACCGTCCTGATGACAATCGGAAAGACGATAGCCGAAAGAAGGCTAAAAATTCCAGGAACGTCCGTCAGGGTAGCGTGCCGCCAAATTAAACGACAATGCTAACTGAGTAAAGGAGACAGAAATGTCAACTCAAGTAACCACAGCATTTGTCCAGCAGTATTCTGCAAACGTGCAGATGCTATCACAGCAGATGGGTTCTCGTCTGCGTGATACGGTGCGTGTAGAATCCATGACTGGCAAAAATGCTTTCTTTGACCAAGTAGGGTCAGCAACTGCGCAGAAGCGCACAACTCGTCACGGTGACACCCCACAGATTGATACACCTCATGCAAGACGCAGAGTATCACTTGTGGACTATGAATATGCGGATCTGATTGATGATCAGGACAAAATCCGTATGTTGATTGACCCAACGTCAGCTTATGCGCAAGCAGCCGCTGCCGCTATGGGTAGAGCAATCGATGATGAAATCATCGCTGCCGCTACTGGTACAGCCTTTACAGGTGAAACTGGTTCAACATCAACTGCACTTCCTGCTGGTCAGCAGATTGCAAACGGTGGTACAGACCTGACAGTAGCTAAACTGCGTGAAGCAAAGAAGATTCTAGATCTGTCAGATGTAGACCCTTCAATCCCACGCTATATTGCAGTTGGCCCAGACCAGATTGAAAACCTGCTGTCAGACACAAACGTGACATCAGCAGACTTCAACACTGTGAAGGCACTTGTTCAGGGCGAAGTTACAGCGTTTATGGGCTTTAACTTTATTATGACAAACCGTCTAGCCAAGTCTGGCAACATCCGTTCATGTTTCGCATGGGCAGAAGATGGTCTTGCTCTAGCGATTGGCAAAGATGTAAATGCAAGAATTGATGAGCGTGCCGACAAAGGTTACGCAACTCAGGTCTACTACTGCATGAGCATCGGCTCAACTCGCATGGAAGAAGACAAAGTTGTTCAGATCGACTGTGACGAAAGCTAAGGAGACTGAATAATGGCGACTGTATATTCCGTTCAAAAGACCAAGTGGAACCAGAATGTTCCTGCTGAAGCTATCAACACCAATGAGTTAGGTGGACGTATTCGTGTAGCACACGCTGTTTACGAAGCATCTGCACTGGCATCAGGTGACGTTATCGAGATGTTTAACATCCCAAATAACGCACGTTTGTTGGAAGGTTCACTGGCGCATGACGCACTTGGTGCTTCAACAACTCTGTCTGTGGGCTATGCGGCTCATACAGACTCATCTGGTTCTGCTGTATCTGCATCAGCCGCAGCCTACAAAGCCGCAGCCGCTTCTACATCTGCACAAAAAGTAGATGTTCTGGCGACAATTGCTTTGGGTTCAGGCACTGTTGTAGACGCAGACAAGGATGGACTTCCTGTTTCAGTAACAATGGGCGGTGCCGCTGGTACTGGTACTATTGAACTGACATTCAAGTACGTTCTTGACTAAACCTAAACAGAGAGGGGTGGGGCAACCCACCCTTCTTGCATCAGGAGTGTGTTATGCCTTCAGTTGTTGATATTTGTAACCACGCAATGGATTTGTTAGGTGCGGCAACTATTACATCTCTTACAGAAAACTCGAAAGAGGCACGGTTATGTAACCGTAACTTTGACAAGCTGAGAGATGATGTGTTTCGTTCCCATCCGTGGAATACAGCAATAACTAGAGCCACATTGGCTAAAGATAGCACAGCACCTGCTTTTGGTTTTGCAAATCAATTTACGCTTCCTACTGACCCTTATTGTTTGAGGGTTTTGTCGCTTTGGAATAGTTCTGTAAATAATGAGGTTGCGGCATACGACAGCAACGTGATGTACAAGATTGAAGGCAGAAAGATTTTATCTAATGAAGGCTCTTGTAGCATTACCTACATTGCACGCATTACTGACACTGAGCAGTACGATAGCCTGCTATCTTCTGCTATTGCGCACAGGCTGGCATCAGAAACAGCCTATGCCATCACTGGCAGTAACAGCGTAGCGCAGGCAATGCAGGGCATGTATGAAATAAGGCTAAGAGAAGCCAAGTCTGTAGACGCTATGGAAGGCTACCCAGAACAGCCACAAGCTGACGAGTATATCAATATAAGGTACTAAACATGGCGAGAGTATCCACCATTGTCACCAACTTTCGGGCTGGGGAACTGTCGCCTAGATTAGAAGGCCGTATTGACCTAGAGAAATACAACGAAGGCGCACAGACATTACAGAATATGGTTGGCTTCCCACAGGGTGGCGTGACTAGAAGACCTGGCAGTTATTACGCTGGGGCTTCAAAAGATGGCGGTAAAGTCCGTCTAATGAACTTTGAGTATAGTGACGAGCAGGCATATGTCCTTGAGTTTGGTGCTAATTATATCAGATTCTTTAAGGACGGGGGCATACTCACCGAAGCCCAGAAGACGATTACAGCGGCAACAGCCGCAAATCCCGTTGTGGTTACTTCTTCTGCTCACGGCTATTCTAATGGCGATAGGGTATATATTACCGAAGTAGCTGGCATGACACAGCTAAACAACAGAGAGTTTACTGTTGCCAATAAAACAACCAATACCTTTGAGTTATCTGGCATAGACGGCACTGGTTTTGATGCGTACACATCTGGCGGCAAGGCAGGCAAGATTGTAGAGGTGACAACCACATACAGCGTTGCAGATATTTTTGAGATAAACCATGCGCAGTCTGCTGACGTTTTGTTTCTTGCTCACAAAGACCATGAGCCAGCGAAGCTAACACGCACAACGTCTACTAGCTTCACTTTAACAGACATTGATTTTGTTGATGGCCCTTACCTCGATGAGAATGATACTAGCACTACGCTGTACGCATCAGCGCAGACGGGGAGCGTGACAATCACAGCATCTGCTAACACATTCAGCAGTGACGATGTAGGCAGACTTATCCGTTTCCGTGAGGTGCTTGAGATACACCATGACGAATGGGCTGCATCTACAAGCTATGCTAATAACGCTACAGTGCGTTACAATGGTCATGTTTACAAAAATACTACTGGTAGTACACAGACATCAGGAAACACGCCACCTGTGCATTTAGAAGGCACAGAGACTTACGGTGCTATTGATTGGGAATACCAGCATGATGGCTTCGGGCATGTGAAGATTACTGCATACACTAGCGCAACAAGCGTTACGGCAACAGTACATGAAGATGCGTTTGGAAACTCTACTTTGCCAGACCACGTTGTTGGATCTGGGAATGCGACAAGGCGTTGGTCTTTAGGTGCGTTTGGCGGTGACCAAGGGCAACCAAGGGCTATAGCCTTCTATGAACAGCGTCTGTACTTTGCAGGTACATCAGGTCAGCCACAGACTATATTTGGATCTGTAAGTGCCGATTTTGAGAATATGACCCCAG